GTCTGCGTGATCTCTGGATACAGCACGTTCATGTCGCGCGGCACCCAAGAATCAGACTGGATGTCGAATCGCAACTCCATGATGCGACGACCCCCGATGCGCACGAACAGCACAGCATCCTCAACCAGCACAGGCTCAAGTTCGCGAGAGCCTTCAGCAGACTGAATCTCGTACTTGACGTTCTCTGGGCCGAGCACTTGGTTCGGCGTGATTTCCTGCACCGCGACTTCGGAGCCTGCCGTACCAACGAGCAGCACATCCGATGCCGTCATCCAGCGGATCTTGTCAACCGTGCCGACCGAAAGCGTCAGCGAGATCGCGTTATCGGCCAGAATCTCACCGAGCGTATCGGGCGACATCGACGAGTAGTCACCGGCTACCGATGCATAGATTTGCTGGTTACCAGCCCACCACAGCCGATCGCGCCAGAAAGCAACCTTGTACGGGAATGAAGCGCCTGTCGCCTCGCCCCATGCGCCGATCCGGTAGCGGCAATCGTCACCGGCAACAATCTCGGCAGGAGCGATGCCCGGGCCGATAATGTCAACGGTCGCATTCTGCGCATCCGTAATCGCTGTCACCTTGACGATAACGTAGCCGGGATGCAGATACTCCCAAGTCACCGCGCCGTCAGACTCGGTTCCTTCTTCGTGTATAGGGCGCACAGAGCCCGTTGTAGCGGAGTTCGTGGCCTCGTAGTATTTGCCATCAGACTTGCGCAAATTGCCTGCTGTGACGCTCTTGTTCGTTTCCCAAGGCGGCGTCGTGATGTTGACCGGCTCCAACCGGAACAACATCCCAACGTGCTCGTTTTCAAATATGTCCGTCGTGCAGACAAGCGAAACGCCGGTGCCAGATGACGCACCGAGCGTAAAGTTTTTGTAGGCAATCGGCTCGACTTGGAACGGGCCATCAGTCGGCGAATAGGTCGCAAACGCCCAGCTCGTATTGCCGCCACGAGTCAACGTACGCGGCGCATAGCCCTCGCAGCCGATATAGAGCACATCACCAGACTGCACGATAGAAAGGGCGCAGCCGCCTTCTGGGCTCGTCAGATCGGCTTCCGCATACGGGCTCGCAATCTCGTAGACCTTTTGCAAATCGCCATTAAATACATACGCGCCGAAGCTGGTAGTGTCGATGGCATTGCCAAACCAGTCCTTGAGTTCGAAGGTATTCGCGCCAGCATTAACGTTCGAGACTTGCACATATCGGCCATTGAGTTCGGTCATGCCCTCAACGCCGACAACGTAGAACCAGTCTCCGTTCGACGGATCGGTTCCCGTGTAGGTCAAAACCCCGGGGTTTGCATTCGTGATATTGGTGATATCAAGTGTGTCACCGAGTACCACACCGCGATCGGTGAAGAAGCGAACGTATTGGTCGCCGAACTCGATCACATAGGCTTGATCGAACGAGAACTCAAATCGCTTGAGATACGAAACTTTGTCCTGATACTTGGTCGGCAAAACGAACCGAGTACCCGGCATTCGCTTGGCCGGCCCCTGCACGGTCGGGACGAACCGCTCCATCTTGTAGCAGGAGCTTGAGTATTTCTCGAAATCGACGCGGCCAGATAGGAGAGGGCCGACCTCGCCGCCGTTAAAATTCGAGATCGCAGGCGAAACCTTTGCCATGCGTTACAGCCTCGCCAAAATCCAAGTCTGGTCTGCGAGAGACTCCGGTGGGTTTTCGATTGCGTTAGCTATAACGGCATCCTTTATCGAATTTCGATAATCGTTATAGGCCATCTGTTTCTGCTCTGCGCTCGCCGTCAAAGGCTCGGCGAGAATGTACGCAAGGTATGCGGAGAAAGCCATATCGAACGCCGCATCAAACTGCACCGGGTCAGTTACCCGAGACAGATAACGCAGCTTCAACGGGCCAGCTTGATTCGAGAGAATGTACTTGCCCTCGACCACATACTCTTGACCGCCAGTCGAGATCAGATCCGACAGATCCGGTGACGGATACCATTGGCCGACTTGCAGGATGCGCATACAGTCTGTCGGCAACGGATACTGATACGCCCAATCCCAAAGCGGGACTGTCGTATCCGCAGCGAGATTCGCTCGCTTGATGCAAAAGCGCCACGAGAAACGGCGCTGGAGATAATCCCGTGTCATGTCGAACACGGCATTCACCTCACGGGCAGGCTTAGTGTTGTCCGTGAGGTTCAAAATGCGCAAATCCCCGAGCTTCGTCAGCGCGAGGTTTGCGATTGCTACATTGCTAGCGGCCATCGGGAGACCCCGAGACCGTTAAGCCGGCGGCCAAATATCTTGAATGATTGCCTGCTTGATCGAATCGATCGCGTACAGGACTTCATCCTTCTGCATATTCGCAGCCAGATCCACGCGCAACTCAACGTCCGTGGTCGCCGTCGAGGCCGCACCTTCCGTCACGTTGCGAACGCCTTGCTCGCCGCGATCAATACCGTAAAAACGATCTGCCATGATTCTCTCCTAGGAGAAAAGGGCGAGCCGGTTTCCCGACCCGCCCTTGTTTCTTACGCCGCGTAACGACCGATGAGCTTCACGGTCGCAGTCGCATCAGCGTCTGCGGTGAGCGTGAAAGCCACATCGTAGAACACCGACGGGTCAGAGGTGAGGCCGAGGGCGTCCCACAGCTCTTTGCCGCTGTTCGCGATCGAGAACACAGCCGACTCGTGCAGAACATCCGTGCCGTTAATCGCGCCGTCCTTGAGAGACAGAGCCGAGGCAAAGAAGTCAGCATCGACCACAGCGCCGCCGTCCTTGGCTGTGCGATACAGGCCAATGTCGGAGATCGTCGTGGTGCCGATGTCCGGCGAATAGATTCGAAGATCCGTCATCACCGCATTCGAGGGAACGCGGAACATACGGTACGTCGAACCCGTGTTGTCGCCAGAGGTGATCGCAGCGGTCGCCACCTCGATGCGCTCAAAACCACCGTCTACACGGGGGCTATTGAGCACAGCCGGAAGGGCGTCTGCGTTGGTGATAAGGGTTGACTTAACTGCTACAACTGCCATTTTCGTTTACTCCCTTATTCCGCGCAGAGGATGTCAACGACCTTCTTCTCTTCGGTGCGGGTAGCACCAAAGGTACCCATCAGGTAAACCTGATACGGGTGCGAGGAGAGGTCACGACGCTGCGTGATGTCAGACATGATGTCATTCCACATACCCAAGTGAACGCCCGAAGGCACCCACACAGGGCAGCGGCGATGGCTTGAGCTCGTCGGCAAACGCTCGCTGTGGATGAAGTTGATGCCAAGGAACTGCATGACCTTGCCATCCTTCATCACCGGAGTGTCGCTGTTGAAGTCGCTCGAGACCACTTGGATCTGGCCCAAGAGATCGTCGTGCTGCTCGGCAGAGATGGCGCAGTACACCGGCTCCGCGTCGAGATCAACCTCGTTCTCCATCAGGATGCGACGCGCTTCACGCAGCTTGTCAACCGTGAGACCCACGTTGCCAGAGGCAGCGTAGTTCACAGCAACGCGCTGGTTGGTCGTGTCGAAAACCGTGGTTGTGCCGCCAGCTTCGCCCGTCTTGTTGTCACCGAGCATACCGCTGATGATCACATCGTCCATCGCACGGCCCATCGCGTACAGACCGTTCTGCGCATAGGCAGACTGCGGGTCAGCGAGGAGACGGAGCTTGTCGAAGTTGTCGATCAGGTCAGCCCAATCGAAATCTTCCGGGAACACCCAACGGCGAGCGTTAGGAGTGTTGACCGGGACGATCGGCGAATAGCGGGTCGAAACCGCACGAGCAGCGGTAGCACCGTACTGCGTGACGACTTCAGACGCCTTACCCTTGTACGAACCAGTCTGCACAGAGGTGCGCAGCTTGGAGCCCTTTTGCTGCAACAGCAGCGAGATGTTAGTGCCGTATTGGACGGCATAAACTGATGCAATATTGTCGGCCATGATAGCCCTCCAAAAAAACTAAATATGTAGTGTTTCTCGGATGGCTTGTCCGTTACCGGGGCCAGAATCCTTGCGAGATACGCTCTCACCGATCGGTCGTCTTTCCGACTGTCAGTTGGGGTCTTACGACTTGCCCTGTCCTATGCGCAAAAAAAGAGACCCGAGATTTCTCCCGGGTCTCAATGCTAGCTCTCACAGGAGAATACGCCGAGGATAGTACCTCGCGCGTATCACACTAGCAACTACTCTGTAAACAGCTCTGGGTTAGCCATTCGTTGCAGTCGCATCATCTCCTCGATTGCACCTTGACGAACCTTCTCGTCACGGTTCATGTAGCGACCCATGAACTCCTGATCCGCGAACATCCCAGCAATCTTGTTCTTTGCAGCCTGCGGAGTCAGCGCGCCGCCGGTCTGCGCTTCAGATCCGACAAACGTGCCTTCCGCAAACGCCGAACCGACCGCTTGGAACAGCTTGATCATCGGGCCGGTGCCGATCGCCTGCTCCAATCGCTCGAGACCGTCAGCATCCAATCCGGCAGCAACGCCGAACTTGGCGACCGCTCGCTTGGCAAGCTCGATGTTCTGGTCAGCCGCGGCACCCCATTCCCGACGCAATGCCGAGAATTCCTCCTCGGACTTGTTCAAGAAAGCCTCGCGCTCCATCTCTATCCGCTGTGTGGACGTTTGATTCCACCATTCGGCGAGACCCTTGGCTTGCTTGTTAGTCAGGCCAAGATCGTGAAGCACCGGAGCGACAGCCTGAGCGAACGAACCGTCATCCCCTTCCGGTACTGGCAACTCGTACTTGTCGGCGCTCTCCGGGCGTCCTAGGCGGTTATAGACGGCACTCCAGCCTTCGGCGTCGTCATCCGACTTCGGGGCGAGAATCGTGCGTCCAGCCTTGTCAGCGCCGAACACCTTCTCGAGATTCTGATAGGACAGCAGGGCGTCAGCCGGC